CCAAGTCTCTTATACTGACAAAATGCTCAGTTATGCAGAAAATGGTCTTAAATGGGAAAAAGACAAAATGGGTGCTAGTTCAAGAATATCCAATCTTGATATGTATGCAAGATCTCAGGAGATTGCACACACTAAACTTCATGCATTAGAAAAACAATTCAATGCAAGAGAACATAACTTTTATCACGCATATGCAAGAATGGTTGCTTATACTAAGTATTTCAAAGAAATCACTGGTGATGAATACGTACCTTATACATCTAAAGCAACAAAGTATATGCCTAGTGAAGAAAGACAAAACAAAATAAATACAATCAAAACCAAACAAAAAGAAAAACTAAAAGAGTTTTATAATTCTACAATGGGTAAATTAGAAAAACCTTTAGATAATGATGATGGTACTATATCATCTGAATTAATCCCAGCTGTCGCATAGTTGGGATTTTATAAATTTTCGCGAGCCTTCGGCTCGCGTTTCTATTGGTAAAAAATAGCTTAAAATAGCCATAATTCAATGGTAATGCCAGGCTATGTTAACCGAACCGAAAGAGGTAAATATGATTAGAACTACATGGAGATCAGGTATGTGGATTGGCAGCACATTACTGAACAGTAAAGTATACAAAGCTGCTAAACGTAAAGGTATTTGGTATTATAGATTATTACTATCAGATGACTTTGCAAAGACTATGGGCGATATCTATGAATTAAATGTTATGGAACGCAAACTAAAAGGTCTATCGAAGTTAAAGAAAAGAGTATTTAATGTAGATGACAATGGTAATATATGGGATCCAGCTACTGGTGAAATATTTGGCAATGTAAATACATTTACACCAAAAGCAACTGCTTCTAAAACAGAACCGAAAGCTGACTTTGACTTTGAACATACAGCTTCAGAACTAATAGTTAAACACTATGGAGAAGAAGATGTAAATGCCATTGCTGGTGCTGTTAATAAAGAACTCATGGAAAAGTATGACTACATAACTTCAATAGAAGAAGATGAACAAATTACTGACATGATTAATGAATATACAGCTAGTTTAAGATAATGGGTATCTTAGACATAACCATATTACTATTAGTAGGTATTACTATGATATACATACAAGCGAGGAAGTAATGAGTAAAATAGGTAACTGGGTATTAGAAATGACCGAAGCTGCAGCTGAACTTACTAGAGAACAATTTATCAAAAAGTATGGTGAAGCTAATGCAGATGTATGGGATAATAATAAACAAGAAGTATTAGAACATGAACTAATACCAAGCATACATGACGTTCAACATGAACTAAATAAAAAGGAGAACAAATGAGTGAACATGAACAAACAATGAAAATACTAAATGATAAAATGGTTGATATGCAAAATTCTTTTATTACAACAATAGGAAAACAAGTAATAAAAAACATGAGTGATATCAACAAGTTAAATGATCGTATTTTAAAACTTGAAGGTGAAAATCAAGAATTAAAAACCGAAATACAAAAAGAATTTGGAGAAAAAAATGAATAGTGATGATGTACAATATACTAGAAAAATAGCAGACTTAAATGATCAATTACGCAAAGATATGTTTACAGGCAATATGTTAAAAAAACATAATTTAAGAAATAAAGTTGTATTAACACCTGGCGTAGATGGTTTAAATCTTAAAGATAAAGAAAAAGTATTTGCTTCTGTTAAATACTATGGAAACTTTACTAAAGATAATAACCCATGGGGTGAAAAAGACTTTGGTGCATTTAACTTTAAGAAAGAAAGATATAACTGGAAAATAGATTATTTTGACAATACTATGAGTTTTCATAGTCCTGATAAAACTGATCCAGAACAAACAGTTAGAGTACTCACTATAATGAAAGCTAGTGAATACTAAAAACACTTACTAATAGATTCAAGTCGACAGTTAAAACATATTAGTAAGTTAGTGTACTCCAACAACCCGAGAGGTGTGGTAATATAGTAATATATTAGATTACCTAGTGGAGAAGCAAGATAAGTGATCGTGGGCTTGTTTGAGGGGTACACATTAAAAGTTAAAATGAACATTCTACAGAACTCAAGTGAGATAGCAACTCACAGGTAGTATACTGCCTACAAAGAAAGTATATAGTAGAATTAGGGAGTAGTCATAATGATAGTTAGTAGCTTTAGCTGGTACTATCCTACTCCCCCAATGGTTTCTATGTTTCAACAAAATGGAAAGTTACATGGAATAAGGGGAAGTAGCTGATATACTTAACAGGTAACGCCTTTACCTTTGGCTCTTTAGGCTGATACAAGACTTCCCCAGCGTATCTTGACAAACCGAACTATATTCAGATATTAAAACCTATGTCTAATAAACAATTAGGAATATTCTTTGATAGTGTAATACCTCAGTTCGTAGAACAAAGAAAAAAACTAGGATTATCACAATCAAAGCTTGATGATATGATTGGTTGTGCTAGAGGTTTAGTATCAAAATGGGAAGTAGGTATTAGAAAACCGAGTGGATTTCTGTTTTGTTGTTGGGCCAATGCACTTGAATGTACAATAATATTAAAAGAAAAAAAAGATCAACAAAAAATAGAATCTTAATCGGTACACACTTCGACACATTAACACCACAATCTAAAATTATATATAAAGAAAAAAATCAACCGAAAGGCTGTAAATGCAAAGGTGTTGATTTAGTATATGGTAATGGCACATATTGGTATTGTGGTAATTGCCATCTTAATGAATGGGGGAAGAAATGAATAATAAATTTTCTAAAATAATTGATAAAGCTGCAAAAAAAATACCAACAGATAATGCTGGGTATATTTATACAAAATCTTTTGTAGTTTATTCTTATGATAAAGATCTTAAAATAGAAGATATAAATAAAATATTAAAAGAATATAATGTAACAACAAAAGAACTAACAGATGAAGAGGTAATATATCAAATATGAATAAAACAAGTCCAAGTTATTATAGTAATAACAAACCAGAACTAACTGAATTAATTAATGCATGGAAGTTAAATTGGTGTGAAGGTAATGCTGTAAAATATATTCGCAGACACCGAAACAAAAACAAAGAACAAGATGTACTAAAAGCAATTTGGTATTTAACAAATATATTAGAAGGTGAATATGGGAATCAGTTTGCTAAAAGCATTAGAAGGGCAGTTCAAGAAGTTGAAAATCAAACTACCCTTAAAACACTCAGACCACATAGATCGTAAAAGATCTATTCAAAACTTTGTTATGGTATTAGCTATACAATATCTAGAATCAGATATGTATAGATACTTTGCCAAACATTATACGAGCCAGCGTGTTGCTGATAATCGTAAAGTAAAACCAATAGAAAACTATATATGGAGGAGGTATAATCATGGGAAGTCAGACAGGGATTTGGCAAGAGATCAACGAAATGTATACAGACGACAACAAATTAGAGAGAGGAGCTCTGACTAGATGGGAAAAGGAAATGGAAAACTTGAACAACCCAAACGACCAACAGGCATTGGAGGTACTGATGCAGTGCGTCTTACAAATGGTGAATGGAAAGACCTTTGGCTTGAGAAAATTGGAAAGATCGAAAGAGAAGATCTTTCAGGTGTACTGCCAGTTCAACTTGGAATATTTACCGAAGAGTTCAACAGACGCTGGTATCAAGAAGTTACTGGAGAAAGGGTTGTTAATATAAATAGTGTTTGGACACACCCTGAATATGAATATATTTATGGTAGTTTAGATGGTGTTGCAAAAGGAAAAGTCTTTGAAGCTAAACATACAAACCCATTTACTAAAGAAGATAAATTAATAGAAAGATATTATGCTCAAGTGCAGCATTATATGATGGTCACAGGTTTTTCTAAAGCTGTGTTATCTGTGCTTTATGGTAATCATAACTATAAAGTATACACAATAGAAAAGGATAAGCCTTTTCAACAAAAACTAGAAATAGCGTGTCACTTATTTTGGTTTCATGTAATGAATGATATTACACCACCAGAATATGTTGACTTTGATCTAATGGGGAAAATTAAAAATGAACATGACATCGCGTTACACTTTGGAGAAGAAATATCCTCTGACAGCTGGTTACAAGGAAAACTCAACTAGCAAAGAGGCAGCAGAAAAAATTGATTCTAGATCAACTAATCTGCGTACAGAATGTTTAAAAATAATAAAACGAAAAGGTAACTATGGAGCTACACCTGAAGAAGTAGCAGAAATATTATCTGAAAGTATATTATCTATTAGACCAAGATTTACTGAACTAAAATTATTACAATATATAATTGATTCTGGTGACAGAAGAAAAAATAGTTTCGGTAGTAACACTAAAGTATGGAGGTACAATGACGAAAGATAACAGAAATGTATGGGATAGTTTAAAAGAAACTGATCCTAGATTTACCAAACGCATTAATAAAGGCTTTGGTGACATAACTACTATTGATCCACAATGGCAGATTATGAAAATAACAGAACAGTTTGGCCCAGTAGGTACTGGTTGGACATACCGAGTTGATTACAGTTATCATGGTATGGACAGTAATCAAACTGCTGTTGTAGCTGCAGAAGTATCTGTTGCAACAAATAAAAACAAAGAAGGCTTTTGGGATTTTTATGGACCTATTTGTTCACCACTTAAAATGTATAGAAAGACTGGTGCATTAGATGACGAAGCACCAAAGAAAGCAATGACTGATGCATTAACAAAAGCGTTCAGTCACTTAGGACTTTGCTCTGATATATTCATGGGTAAGTTTGATGATTCTAAATATGTGAAAAATTTAGAAGAAAAATACTCAGGAAAAGTAGATCCAAGTAAAGTTACTAAGACAGTATAGTCGCCCACAGCTGGGGGTACGGTGTGTAGGTCAGCTGCTGGGCAATGTTCTCCATGCCTACACACATAAGAAAGGATTAATATGAAAGTAAATGAATTATTACATAGCCTGGTGTTACAAGGGCATAAGTTACCATTAAATTTACACCCACCATTACAAGCTGAATATTATTCTAAAAGTAAAAAAGAATATAAACCAGTTGGTGAAATGGATTTGTTTCATTTTATAAATGCGTTTATACAAAATGTAGATAGTAATGAACAAACTCAAGACAAAACAGATTTATCTGCTACAATGAGTAAAGCAGATATACACTATGAGTTACTTAGAATTAAGAACTCAGTAGATACTTTAATTGGAGGTCTAAATGATTAATAAAGTTATATTACTAGGTCGTGTTGGTAGCGATCCTGAAGTAAAAATTTCTACCAGAGAAGAAAAGTTTGCTGGTTTCTCTTTAGCTACTTCAGAAAGATTTAAAAATAAATCTGGTGAGTGGCAAGAAAAAACACAATGGCATAGAGTTGTATGTTGGGATCCTAACATTGCTAAGACTATTGAAACATATGTAAAGAAAGGTACTACTCTATACATTGAAGGTCAAATAGAAACTAGACAATATGATCTTAATGGTGAAACTAAATATACCACAGAAATTATTATACCTAGATTCAAAGGTATTCTAAAAATGATTGGGGGTAAAGATGGCTCAAGTTCTAAAGTTCAATCGCAAACAAACGCTAGAACAGAAGATCCAGCAGAAGATATCCCATTCTAATTTTTATGAATGTGCTGATTGTAATAAAAAATACTTACAAGATAATTTATTAGCATACATACCTACTAATCAGAACAGAGCTGATAGTTGTGATTGGTATTGTATTAGATGTTATAACAAAAGGTTTAATGATTAGACATGAATAGGTTTCTCCTTTCGTTTCCTATTTGATGTGATGCCATAGGTTTTAGTAATTTATCCTATACAATTACATTGTGATCATTAAAATTAGGGGGTATGTGAGTGAACGCACATAAACCCCCTTTTTTTCATCAATGGGAGGAAGATGAAACTCTTGTGTATAATTTAACCTAGACTATATAATTAGGCTTTGTATGCTCAAATATGAGCTACTTTTTAACTAAACTCCCACCAAAATATAGTCCAATGATCGCTGACATCAAATGTGTATCTAATGGAGTAATAATTAAACCATTAAATGTTTTATCCATCACGATCTCTTTCTTTTCAATTAAAAATAAAAAACCTCTAGTAAATTCTGTCCAAGTTAAAACAACTGTAGTATCAAAAAATACAGGTGCTAACTTCGGCCAAGCAATAATAAAGAACACAGCTGTTAATGCAATGATCCTTCTTGTAAACTGAAAGCCTTTATTCTCATAAGATCTTGCAGCATTAATATATTTCATTTGGTTATCGGCTCTAGCCAATAACATTTTTTGTTCGTCTTGTTTTGCTTTAATAGATTGTGACCATATAGACATAAACCCACCAAGAACCGAACTTCCTAGCATGGTAATCATTTCTACTGGTAAACCACCTAACATTTAAGCTGCCCAACCAACTATAATAACAACAATAATAATTGCTAATATGCCTACTGCAATCTTTCCTCTTTTACTTAAAGAGTATAAGTTTAGTTTATTCCAAATATTTTTAATCATATTCTCTCTCCAATCTATCCATAGAAATAAAATTTACTTCTTGGATATGGTTATCCCAAATGCCTAACTCAGTAATACACCAAGACCAACCATTCATATTTAACTTAGCATATTCTTCTATATGACCATGAGGTAAAGAGCAACCGACATTTACGATCCTTACCCATTTGTCGTAGCCTATTTTAATAGCTTTCCAATCTCTAGCTTTATGCGTATGACCAAATACTAAGTCATGTATACTGTCATTTCCTATCTGTACTTCACCATTTTTACCACCATATTCTTTGCCCATTATATTTAATGGTGCATGAACAAAACCTACACCAGCTATAAATTTAAATTCACCATATTCAGATACTGACCAACCGTATTCTTTAAAACTAGAATATAATTGATGTTTCATCATACCTTGTATCTCAGGTATATTTTCTTCAAATCTATGTATGCGCAGCTCATGGTTCCCCATACAAAAATGCCTGGGGTAATCACTTATATATTTATCTAAAATTTTTAATGCAGATTTCATAGAAGCTATATCAACCATAAAAGCATCTTTTAACTTACCTTGTTGCGTACTATTTTTTTGAAAAAAACTAAGAGAATCTAGACTAGAAAAATCCCCTATATGAACAACGTAATCTGGTTTTGATTTACGAATATGCTTACCTATCCAATGAAACCTATTCTGAGGTATATGTGGACTGTCATGAGTATCACCAATGACAAGGACTTTATGCCCTTTGAATTTCATTTAACCGTTATAATTAAAAAGCTTCAAAGTTGTAAAGATAATAATAAGTATAGATCCTATCCAAGCTACAGCTTTTAATGCTCCTCTACCAGTAGCCATTTCTTGTTTTAACAAGGAAACTTCTTCTTTATTAGCACGAACATCTGCTTTAATTTCATCAAGAGTTTTAGTTATTTGTATGTATTGCTGTTCCCAATTAGACATTAGATCCACCATTACCACATTTAAATATTACAGTTAGTTTTCTTTCTTTTAAATCAGTATCAAGATAATCAGCTAAATTATTTTTTGCTAAATTACATTCTAAATTATCATTAAAATTTAAAGGTACTTCACTTTTAAAACATAGCGTTTGATCTAGTTCACCTACATTAAGCATACAGATCATAGCAAATATTTTAAACATTAATATTTATCTTCTATAATTTTATAGATTTTTAAATTACCTTCTGAATCTTCTCTAAGTTCAGCTTTAACTTTACCACATTCATAACGAATACGATTTGTTCTATTCTCTGCTAAATTTCTTTCAGCTTGACGTTTAGCTTTTAGGCAGTCTGACAATCCTTCTGTCATCATATGTCCGTCTAACGACCCATTGACAAACATACATAAACTAAACACATACTCAATGACCATTTCCATTCTCCCTTACTTTATCTTTTAATTTTTCTACATCATCTTGAAGTGATTGTACTTGTTCTTTTAAAAAATCAATATTAACTTTGTTATGCATACCTCCTTCAAGCTGCTGTGTATGCTTTTCTACTTGTCCAGCTATATGCTCTATTAACATATATTGCTCATTATCTGCTGGCAAAGATCCCATTTCTCCTCTAGGCCATTTAATTCTAAATTCTGTATTTTTTTCTACATCAACAATCATTAATTTACCTTGAGTCTCAATATTATTTAAGCGTTCAATAATTCCAAAATATGCCCATACAGCTGTCGCTGTTGCCCCTAATAAACCTACAAGATTTTTTAATGGTAGTCCTATTTCTGTTTTTTCAGAAACACTTGGCACTATGCCCCACAGCTTTTACATTCGTCAGGACACTTACAATCTGCTTTACTTTCAGCACCACAATCAGGACAAGGATTATTTACCACAAGTACACTTTCCATCTTCGCAACAAGGATTAATCATTTAGGATATTTCTCCTTAACTGCTGTTCTTTTTGCTTGTAGATTTTCTAAATCATTATCAAGAATTGCATGAACACACTCCTCAATAGTTGGGTATTCAGCTTTTCTATCTCTTTGATATTTATTATTATTATAAGCTGTTTGTAATTCTGTTTGTTTAGTTTTAATATCATCTACTGCTATTGGTGTCGTTCCATTTAACCAAGTTATTTTATTAGTATCTTCATCATCAACACTAAATTGAGCATTAGAATTAATTGCCAAAATTGATTTTGTTATATCTGTCATTATGATAATACCTCCATAGCTGTAATTGTTGAGCCTGTAGTAACATTAGCACCTAAACCACCTGTATTATTTGGTCTGTTTAAATAAAGTGGACCAGAATTAGTTTTCCATTGTAATTTATAAGTTAAGGCAGAACTTGATGAAGGAACATCTAAAATTGTATGAGATAAATTGTGCATACGATAATTAGATTGACCATCTTGTGATTGTCTAAAAGCAAAAGTATAACCATCACTATCTGCTCTACCAATAACTGTACTATCTCGTAATAAATTAATTGGTTCATTTGCTGTTGCACCACCACTTACATATAATTGAACTAAAATTAAAACTTTAGAACTTGTTGCTGTTGGAGTTATTGATAAAGTCATACCAGATATATCAGCAAAAGTGTCTGCATTAATAGAAGTAGTAGATGTAATTGTAGTTGAAACACATTGTCCAATCTTACCCCCACTAAAATTGGCATTAGGCAAAGTACCTGTAACTCCTTGTGCTAAATTTAAAAATGTCTGTGCCATATGTTAATCCTTTGGGTTATCACTACGAACTTTATCGCAATGGTCTTTGTAAGTTGTTGTTCCATTTTTTTGGTCTTTGTAAATCATTTCCATTTGGTCTTGCCAACTTAAATACTCTGTTCTTCTTTTTGCATCAGCTTTTGCATTGTTTTCAAGTTTAGTTGCTTCAGTTTCTAATGCGTTTAGTTGTGCGTCTGTAGGTTTAGGTTTTTCTAAACTGTCTGACCAGAAAGAAATATAATCTCCACTACCATCATTACGAAGTTTTACTTCACTATTGAAATCTGGTTTTCTACCTAAGTATTCTCGTATTTTAAAATTTAATTTTTCCATATTATTCTATTATTTTAAAAAGTTGTAAATGTGTGTAATCCCATGTTCCACTTCCATCAATTCTTGCTGTGCCACCATCAACATTTATACTAGCGTAAACATTTATTTTATCTCCGACAGAAAGAGAATAAATACCAGAGCCTTTAAATATACCTAAATCAAAATTACTATTATGAGAACTATGTGAAACAACATCTATTGCATTAGTTCCCCCTCCTCCATACAAAAGTAAATTAACACTATCTATAAATGCATAGCCTCCTCCACTACAATATGCACTCCAACTTATGTAGTATTTTCCTCCTTGACCAGATGGTACAACCCACCAATAGTTTGAACTATCCCAACCACTAGCTGTATCATATTGAACATTATTAAATTGTATTTTTGTTTCTGTATTATCTGACACTCCTGTTTGGTCACTATTTCTAGTAGCGGAAAAGTTAGGAGTATTTGCACCACCAGCATCAGCCCAAGTTAAAACACCAGAGCCATTAGTTGTTAATGCTTGTCCGCTTGTTCCGTCATCATTAGGAAAAGTTAAAGTATAACTTGCACCAGCACTATGAGGAGGTGATTTTAATTTTATACCATGAGAGTTTTGTGAACAATTAAGTTGTAGAGTTCCGTCAGTAGTTCCATCACCTTTAATTTCTAATCCAGGTGAACTAGAAGTAGAAACAAAATTAGTTTTATCTTTTGTAACTGAGCCTGAACTTGGAGTAAAAGCAACCCCAACCCCAAAATGTTTGATACCATTACATACTGAACTACCACTAGGAGTAAAATTAAATGTAACAGTAGATCCCGATACAGAAAAATTTCCTGATTGGATAATTCCGTCTATTTGGATTTGCAAAGCATCTGCACTTACTGGTACAAAAGCTACTGAGTTTTGTGTTAGATTAAATGTTGTTGAACTTCCATTGAAAGATAAATTATCTAAAGTTGATATATTATCTATTTGGTCTATTCCTCTACCTATGTAACTCATAATTTTGAAATCTCCTCTGAAACCTTATCCCATGTTAATTCTGAATGAGGACAAGTAGTTGATTGAATTGCACTTCCATTATTATCAACACCTGTATTCCATAAAATTTTGTTGTAACCACTTTCATCATCTACTGGTGAAACTAAAGTAAATTCTGTTCCCTGTTTTAAAGTTTTTACTGCTTTTATAAATTTATCTGTATTTGTAAGTATCATGCTAGTACCTCCATTAAAGTAATTCCACATTCGTTAAGATGATGAGGACAAGAAAAATAAACAGTATTTATGCCAGATAAAATTTGTATTTTATAAGTTAAACTACTCGTACTTGATGGAGTATCTAAAACACTCATATTCCACATATCATGTGCTAAATATTGATACCCATTAAGTCTTGTACTTTCACTTACAGTAGTTGAATCTCTTAAAACTCTTATTGAAGCATAATTTGTGTCTTGCTCACTATCAGTGTTAGAAACATTAGCGTGATATAAAAGCAAAATTTTTGAAGATGTTGCACTTGGAGTAATAGATAAAGTTAAACCTGGCACATCTACATAACTTGTTGAATTAGTTTTTACACCATCACTACCTTGTCCTGTTTCTACATTATTATTATTTATTTCAACAGTTTTAACTTGTCCAATCTTACCACCTCCTGCACCAGAAACAGTACCAGTAAAAGCAAAGGTTTGACTTAAATCAATACCTGTTGGTTTTAATAAAGTAAAAGCCATTATTCACTCTCCTTTGGATATTTTGTTTTGATTTCTTGTACTTTAGTCTGCCAAGCATCTAATCCATTTTCTGTAATGTATTCTATTTGGTCTATCAAACTTCCGTATTCTTCTCTTCTTTGACCTCTAACAATGCTATTATCTTCTAAAGATTTTGCTTCACTTTCTAATGCGTCTAACTGTTCAGTTGTTGGTTTTGCTTTATCAGTAGTTATCCATTCATTAATGGTTTCAACACCATTCTCATTTTTTTCAATTTCAACATCATCTTGTAAACTTACTTCTCTTCCTAAATATGCTTGAATTTTATATCTTAACTGTGTCATGTTATTAATTTAAACCCCATAAAATTACTCCCTCCATCTGACTCTGTTCTAAGTTGACCAGCCGCTGGAGCACAAACTTCAGCATGAGCAAAAGCTTCAACATAATCACTTGTGCCATTCATATCTAAGACAACTGAAATCTGTTGAGTTTGTGTTCTTATTTTTTCACTTCTATAATCAGACCTTTGTTTTGCTACAGTAGAGCCATTCTTTTTAATTTTTATTCCAGCAATTTCCATACAACCACTACCTCCATTTTGGTCTACATAAGCACTAGCTTGAAAGAAGTATTTCCCAGCGACATTTGGAGTAAAGCGATAATTTGTACTATTGTCGTAGCAATTAGAACTATCAAAAATTTCATTATTGTATTGGATTTTAACATCACCACCACCAGATAAACTTTGGTCTGCACTACTTTTGTAAGCGGCAAAAGCTGGAGTATTATCTCCACCTACAGTAGCACTACCACCTAAACTAACAGCACTACCATTTAGTGTTATGGAACTGTTAGCAAGTTTAGAGTTTGCTATGCTTCCTGAAAGCATATCGTTTGTAACTGTGCCTGTTGCTGGTGCTTGTGTGCTAGAAATTTTAGCTACATAAATACAAGTAACTTTATCTGCGGAAACCAGAGTATCTCCAAGAGTAATTCTTGTAGACGAAGTTAATGACATTGTAGAATTTTCTTGAACTACTCCATTAACTAAAACGATAACGGAACTAAGAGAACTTATGCTTTGGTTTAAGTCAATATAGTTTTGCGTTAGTCCAGTGAAATACTGGTTAGCTTCTTGTGATATAAAACCACTTTGAGGTTTTGTGCCTAAATATGCCATGTTATGCTACGTCTGTTAATAATGAAACAATAACGTCAGCTGTGCCACTAGCATTATCACTCTTTGCTTTAATACTGCCACCAGAAGGAATTACTATCTTTCCATTAACACACTCTAAACTAGATCCAACAGGTAAAGGAGCCCCTTTAACAATGTATCTATCGTTAGATCCATCATTTAATACAGCGTCTACATTTATAGCTGCTGTACCTGTGTTAGATATTAACAAACCTATTACAATTTGTTTATTAGAAGTTGTGCTTACCACAGTAGTTAAAGAGTTATTTGCTAAACTTGCGTCTGCTTGACTAAAATTATTTGCCATATTTCTCCTAACCTAATGCGATTGCGAAAGGAATACTATTATCCGTTGCTGCAATCGTTAATGTTTCATTACCACTATCATTGTTTTCTGTAAATGTCACATTTGTACCAGCTACTAATTTACCATTAAGAAAACCAGCAGTAGTATCATTAACAGATACTTTAGTTTTTACATCAGTATCAGCTGTTATAGTCTGCCAAGCAGAACCATCATAATATTTTAATGTATTTGAGCTTGTGTTAAATGCTAAATCACCAGCATCAAGACTAGAACTAGGATCACTAGAATCTACTCTATATCTATCTGCAAAACTATTTACACCACTTACATTAGAAGCTACTGTATTTACGTTAGAAATAGATCCAGCTACTGTGCCAATATTAGAATTTGACCCAGCTACTGTATTAACATTAGATATAGATCCAGCAACAGTATTAACATTACTAATTGATCCAGCAACATTACCTATATCAGTTGCATCGCTAGCAACAGCAGTAACATTACTAGCTATTCCAGCAACCGAAGTTACATCAGAACTAACACCAGCAACCGAAGTAACATTAGAAGCTATCCCAGCTACAGTTGTTACATTACTAGATATACCAGCAACAGTATTAATATTTGCCTGATTACTTGCAGAAACTGTGACTGTTTGCCAAGCTGATCCTGTATATACTTTTGTAGCATTTACAGTAGTATCAAAAAATAAAGCACCTGTAATAAGAGCATCACCATCATTATCTGCAGATGGTTCAGAAGATTTTGCTCCTAAGTATCTATCATCAAAAGAATCAAAACTATTAGCTGCCGAAGTTGCTGAACTTGCACTAGCTGTAGCACTATTTGCACTTGCTGTAGCAGAATTTGCAGAAGCAGTTGCACTATTTGCCGAAGCTGTTGCGCTTGTGGCTGCAGCATTTTGACTTGTTGTTGCAGAAGAAGCGTCAACAAGTAAAGAC